AACAGCAGTATTATATTGTCCTGTCGTATTATTCTCTAAAGCATCAGCACCAACGGCAATATTGGTGCTGGAATAACCAGCACCATCATAATCAAGAACGACATTTCCTTGGATTTTTAAAGCCATTGGTACTTACCCTTATCTCCTAAGTAATTTAATCCATTGATAGAAGTTTCCAACCCATCTCTTGGAACCAGAGTGACCACAATTAATAAGTGGATCAATATATACTTTCTCACCAACAGTCTTTACTTTGTCACAGAAAACAATGTCCTCTGACATCAATTGACCATCAACAACCTTGACTTCAAATACATTCTTGGTTGGCTGTTCTTTATGAGGTTCTTTATATTCTTCAGATGCTTCATACACTTTCTTCAAAACGTCTTTACGAATCCTCATCATTCCAGTACCAACACCATCAACAGATACCAGACCATTATCTTCAACAATAAAATCACCAAGTAATTTTACGTTATACTGTTCGATATCTGATTTCTTGGGAACCGGTGCTCCAACAACACCAACATCATGATTCAACATGCGAAAGAAATCCTGTGGATTCCAATCCTGATCTGTGTCAATGAAAAATAAATCATCAACATCCAAATCAACTGCCATTTTAACAATATCATTTCTTGCTCTTTGAACCAGAGCATCAAATGACATATAGATTGGGATTACATTGATTCCATTTGCCAGACCAATCTTGCAAGTTTCTGCAAGTGCTGCAACATGCCATACATCTACTTTACCATCATAACATGGTGAAGCAAGCATAACAGTTCTCATTTTCTGAGCTTCTTGTTCATTCTGTTCCATAATCATTCACCTTTTTATTGCAAATCATTTAGATTGAAATTTGATACTCTTTCTTCTGTTGGTGGAGTATTGTGAGCATCATAATGGGCATCAAAGATTGTGTCCATGTTGGATGGCATGAAACCAATCAATTCTGCTTTTGTAAATCCCGAAGTTGTTTTGTTGAGATATTCAACGTCTTCTGTGTGTGGATAGGCACGAGTCCATGTTTTACCATCAGCATTTGTATGAGAATAGATAACTTCGATGTCCCATTGTTTTACAACATTGTCTGCTGTACGTACTGTTGGTTGAGCTTTCTTTAGTGTTTTAGTTGTTTCGTATTTAGCCATTATCTTCGATTCCTTTCTTAAAAAAGATACTAAACGGCGTTTCGGGTTACTTACTATTTATATTACTTTTTTTTGCGTTCTTTTACAATTGAAGATATTTTTTCTCTGGTTTCTTTACTTACTATTTTTCCTTTATTCCATTCTGAAATTTTTCTTTTGGTTTCTTCAGAATGCGGTTTTCCTGGTTTGCCCTTTTTACTTTCGGACATTTTCTTCTTCGCTTCGTCTGTATGTGTATATAAACCTTTTTGTCTTCTAGTTTCTACCATTTTTTCAACGGTGATTTTATTAAGTTTTTTTCCTTTTCTATTGTCAGACATTTTTTTTCTAGTTTCATTTGAAATTATTATTCCAGAACATCCTTCACCCCCATCTGTTCTGTTATGAAGAACTCCTGTTCCATTATTTTTACGACCGTGCCATTTTATAAGTCTTCTCTCTAATGCAAATGCACCAAGTTCAGTTAAATTAGATTCACATATAACAATTCTAGATTTGTCTTTTGGTGGTTTGTTAGTTCTATATTGTGTAAAAGCACGATTGCCTTTACCTTTACCAATATAGTAGGGTGTGCCATCTTTACGAAGATATGCATAAACATAGAACTCTAATGAATTGGATTTATAAATAGACATATGCTGATACTCCCTGTAAGTATTAGAGTGGTTGGAGACTGCAATCTCGTGAACCACATTACATATCTATTTATATTATTTCATTTTTATATCATCAATTTGCTGCTGTAGGTCTTTTACTGCTGCAATCAAGAATGCTATTATTTCTATATAGTTGACTGTTTTGGTTCCATCAGATTTTGAATGGACGATTGTTGGAAGGATTTGTTCAACATCTTGTGCGATTAGTCCATATGACTTTTCACCAGAACTTTTCCAATTAAATGAGACTGGGTTTAATTGATTGATAGTTTCTTTTGTGTTTGTTAGTGGTGATATATTGTCTTTCAATGAGATGTCTGACACGTTATCAAAATGAACTGCAAATACTGTATTTGATGAGTTTATATTTCCATTAACATCAAGTGGATATGATGGAGAACTGTTACCAATACCAACATTACCAGCAGAAGTGAGTCTCATTTTTTCTGAGCCATTAATGGTAAAAGTAACTATTGATCCGCCAATAGTAAGTGGCTGATATGTCGTAAATCCAGTATTGTCAACACCTTCTAAGGTGGTACCATTGGTATCTGTAAAAAATCTAACTGCACGAGTATTTCCTGAAAATAAAACGGATGTTATGTTATCACTACCAGATACATGAAATTTAGTTGCTGGAGAACTTGTACCAATACCAATATTGCCAGCAGAAGTGATTCTCATTCGTTCTGTGTCACCAGTTGTATTAGTGAATATAGTAGAACCGCTATCTAAATTTTTAATGTATAAACTGCCTTGATATTGACCGAAATACGCATTTTGATTAGCACTTCCTCCACGATTTAATTGGAGTAAAGCACCATTAACATCACCTCTAACAAGTCGAACATATGATCCAGCAGTACTTGTAGTTTGAATATTGCCATCATAAACTTCTATTTTTTGTGAGGGAGAACTAGTACCAATACCAACATTACCAGAATTATTTACCCAAACTGCATTACTAAGAGTTCCTCCATTTAATGTGGAAAATACTAAACCACTGCCAACACCTTGATTTATATAGCCTCCAACAGTACCTCCATAACCATTTCCTTTTTCAATACGAATATGTGTAATTGATGTGTTAGCTGGGTTAGCAACAGAATAGAAACGACCAGCATAATAATTAGCATCAGTGGATGAATTTTCGATACTTAAAAGGTAGGAAGGAGAACTTGTACCAATACCAACATTACCATTAGAAACAAAATAAGCAGAGGTTCCAACAGTCAAATTGTTTGAACCAATAGAAATAGAAGTCGAGTTAACAGTGGAATTAACAGAAGAATTACCAACAGTTAACCTTTCTGAACTCTTATTCCAAGTGAATGTTGGTGAAGAGTTTATAAATCCAGAATCATTAAATTGTATAGTTGTATTTGCCCCAGCAACTAAAGTATTGATCGTTACCCAACCAGAAACTTCTACAATTGCCCCGTTTGTTGCATCGGATGTTAATTGAATTGCTGTAGAATTGACTTCTGCATATTCAGAATTGGATAGGTGAACGCCATTCAGATAAACATCGACTGTACCGGAAACAAATTGCTCGGAAGTTGTAAATGTGTTTTGCGTGCCTGAAACGGTAGTTATAGAATATATTCTAGCTGCACCAGCGGATGCCCCATTGGCCCAATATGCAACAGTACCATTAGAAGTCAGAACTTGACCTGAATTGCCATAAGATCCATTTGCCTTTATGCTACCAACAGTAAGATTGGTTAAGTTTGCACCAAGTTCAAATACACCAGTTCCATTTGATGAGTATAATTTTTGATCTGTTAGATTTATTCCAAGCTCACCAATACTCAATGTTGATGTATTAGGAACCTTTCCGGCCACAGAAGACCGTTTTAATTGAAACGTTGTCCCTGCCATATGGCATATTCTCCTTATGACCGATATATATCGGTACTACTTGTTATTAAAACGTATCGTCCTCAATCACTTTCTTTGGTTTCGACTTCTTAACTGCTGTTTCGTTAATAACGTCAACTGACTTAGATTGAGCTGTGTACATCTCATTCAATTCGTTGTTTAGTCGTTCAATTTCTTTCTGAGCCGAAGAATGAACAGTTTTCAAATTATCAAAATCAATTGTTGCCTGATTCAACTGGCTAATCAATTTCATTCTATCTTCACTGACATTCTCGCAGATCTTTAAATCTTTGGTCAACTTCTCAATCGAAGTTGTAGCCTGTCTTAATAGTTCATTCTGTTTAGCAACTTCATTTTGCGATTCATTATACATTCGCTTGAACTGTTCTGCCGTTTCAGCAAGATTGTTCATTTGAATTTGTAAATTAAACTTTTCACGCAAGGCGTCCATAATATGACGCTCTTGCTGTTGAATATATGCTAATGTATATCGCTCTTTTTCATTATTCTCTTCTACCACAATCAATTCCTTTCAAATTAATAAGTGTACAAATCACTTTCTGTATGGTAATTTGCCTAAACAGTAACCATCTGGCATTACATGATCTTTATTTATTCTCTTATTTTTAATTCCATTATTAATCCAAATAGTTCCTTTTGTCATCAAAGATATTCTTTGTTTTTCTTGTTCTGACTTTGGTGGTCTCTGCTTAGGCGGAGTTGTTTTTCTTCTTTCCTTTATAGAATCTTTTCTTTTCTGTATAGTTTCCTGAGACTGTTTCTTGCCTTTTTTATTTTCAGTATTTGTTTTTCTATACTCTGGATCATTCCACAACTCTAACGACTTCTTGCGTCTCATTTGCCTTTGTTCATCATCTTCAAACTGCTTTTTATTAGCTTCACGCAACTTTTGTTTAGTTTCTTCTGAAACCACTTTTCCAATTGACCACGATCCCCAGTTTGGATTACTTTTGTGAGATCTGGATATTTTTTCACCAACTGTTAAAAATAAATTATCATCAGTAGACCAATGACCATTTAAATGATTTGTTAAATTATAATATTTTTTTCCTAATTCATCGTCCTTCATCATAGACAAATAGTTATGTTCTTCAATCAACAAAGTTTTTCTATCATAAACTTTTTTGATAGTACGTCGTTTGAAATCATTTGGTCTTCTTTTATAAGATTTCCTCATCCACCTTGAAGAACAAATATATCCATCATTTTCTGTTCCCCAGTGGCTTCCAACATAATATCTTTTATGTTTCTTATCATACCAAATATATACGAATCCATACTTTTCTTGCATATAAACAGTCTCCTCTAGTGTTACTCTCAAAGACTATTTATATGGTAAATTGGGTCCCTAAAATGAACCTCCATCCAGAGTATCATAAACCAATGCCGATCCATTAGATTGCAATACATGACCAGTTGTTCCTAATGTTAACACGTCATAACCATTAGAAGTATTACCAACAAGCAATGATTGGCTAGTAGTTGTTGCTCTACCAGTACCACCTGATGTTCCAGCAAGAGCAGTTGCCAATGCAACTGTGTTGGCAGTAATTGAAACTGATACAGTTGAGTTTGCCGTAATAGCAAGTGAGTTTGAGCTTGTTAATAGAGCACCAGAATCTAGGTATGCTTGTAAAGTTGCTGTTTCATAAGTTGCATCTAAAACATCAACATAATTATTGCCAGATAATTCTTGGGTTAAGTTATAAAATAATTTCCACTTGCCACCATCCGAAGCATCTCGGAAGAAACCTGTATGTCTATTTGTCACTCCATCATTATAGTTAGCAGCAATACCAATGTCAACCAGATCTGAAGAGTAATTGTTACCAGCCAGGTAGATCATTGGATCTGAAACAATTACTGACTGTACATCTGTAGTAACAAGATTACCAGCAACAGTCAAGTCACCAGCAATTTGAACGTCACCATCAAAGTTACCAGAAACTGAGTGAACATTTGCAGTATGAACTTGTGCCCATCGTAAAGAATTGTTACCAATATGGTAAGTGTTATTTGCAATTGGCATAACATTACTGGATACCAATGCATTAACAATTACAGAATCAGCACCATCAGAACCAATAATTGTATTACCATTAATTGTAACGTCTGGAGCAGTAATCAGTCCAGTAAAAGTTGGTGAGGCTTTTGGGGCAAATGTTGTATTGACGTAAGTGTTTGAAGCGGCATATGCAACAGCATTTGAATACGCTTGTGATGCTTTTGTATCAGCATATGACGCAGCGTTTGTATACGCAGTTCCTGCCATTGTATCAGAATAATTGCGTAATGTAGTAGCAGTATTACCACCAACAGTAGCAGCATCAACAGATGTAACCAAAGCACCATTGCCAGAAAAATTACCAGCAGTTAACGTATCAGTTGAAGCATTATATGTTAATCCAGCATCGCCACCAACAATTCCCGAATTGTTGAATAGTACTTGTGCATTTGATGATCCAGATGTTACGGTATATGAGATAGACGAATCAACGTATGTCTTTACTGCCCAAGTAGTAGTTAATTCATTATTAGAAGCAGCACCAAGATGTGTTGTATTTGCAATTGCATTGATTGCATTTACTGTAAACTCATTGATGTACAAATTAGCAGTTTTAATAACATCAAGGTAACTAGTTGAGTTTGCGACCAGTGCTTGGTTTGCAGTTAGAACGCCAGGATATCGTTTACCACCAATTGGTGTAACTGTATTTGAGTTTGGTGAACCGATATAGAGAATATCACCATTTGACGTAAACGCCAACTCGCCACTATCTAGAGACGTCGGAGTAGCGGTACTCTGGCTTCGTTTAATTTTAATACTTGTTGACATTTAGGTCCTCTTATTAAAAGAATGATTGTTCAAAATTGTCCGCCATCCAAATCATCAAGAGTATCAATAACATCATCAAGATCAAGTCTTTTTACAATATATTTATCTGTCTCTGCATTATAAACCAAAGTGGAATTATTCGCTGGCGATTGTTCAACGACATCAGACAATGTGTCTAGTCTACCACCAGCAATTGAGTTTTGTATTCGAGAACCAATCTGGATTGGTGATGTACTTGTCTGTACTTTAAAATTTGTTTCTGGTGTACGTACTGTTACTTTAATCATTTGGTTGATTCCGGTGTAACCAAAGCATTTCCTTCAAATACACGAGTAACACTATTTGCTGAATCAACTACTTCAACATCATAAACGTACTTGCCAGGTTGCAAGTTAGCAGTTTGTTCAGCTGTTAGCGATAATGTTAATACACCCGTTCCAGTGTTTGAAAGAGTGGCTGCAAACGTGGTTGCATTTGCTGATGCATAATGTTTTCGAAGCTTTGCTCTTGGAGTGTAGTGTTCACCAGACAATGGATTGTCGTTATCATCATTCAATTCAACGTGCAAGTTGTACGTTGTTCCTTGATCGATAACTAAGTTTACTTTGAATGCCATTTTTCTGTTGACCTATTTTTCTACCTATGTATAATAGCCATTGGCTGTTTAGACATTATATAACTTCTTAGATCCTTTAATTGTTGTACTTGATACAACTGGTGTAACTGATATTACTACATGAGTTGTATTTGTCGTTGCTGTAAACACACCTAATGTACCATCCGTCGTAACCACTCCGTATTCATTTATATCTGCAACATCCGCCGCATGAACCACTAGCAATTTGGAAATCTGACTAGCGTTTGCTGAGCCATCCTTAATAGTAATTGTATACTCACCAGATATCCAAGAAGCTTTCAAGAAAGAATCGACCACCTGAGATGTTGTTCCAGTAGTAGTCGTTTGAAACTGAAAATCTTGAACTGTTAGGACGTTATTAAACGCTAGAGCAGTTGAATTAATAGTTGAATTGGTTGATCCATCAGCAATTCTTAATGTTGAAGTATTTGCATGGAATGTAGTTCCAATAACTAAGTTACTTGATAGATCGATAGTATTTGCACTAATTATCCAACGATTGGTTGTATTACCTAATTTATTTCCTGTTGTATTTGAAGATGGATATACACCTCCTGTACCTGAAACAATTACAGTGTTTGTATATGCATTCCAAAGGCCAGTAGTATTTCCAAGCCAATATCCGGTTGCTCCACCATTTGAAACTGGAGAAATGTTTGCTGTTGCAGCAAGTTCGCTAGTAAACACCAAATTACCAGCAACTGTTAAGTTTTCACTAATGAATACATTACCAGTTACATTTGCTGTACCATCAACTCGCAATGTTGCATCTGCCTGAGTTGTATTATTACCAATATGAGTATTCGTTCCATATACAAATAACCCAGCTGCGTTAACATATCCAACTGTTGTTACATTATTGAATTCAGCATTTGCATTACCGGTGATTGACGATTTAGTAATTGTAACGTCTGTTGTAGAATTTGCAAGTTTTATTGTTGTTGAATTTGCAACTAAATTTACAGTTGCAGATCCAATTTTAACTGCAGTTGTATTTGCTGTTAAATTAGTTCCAATGTTGATATCAGAAGCCGCATTTATTGTAGCTGAACTGTTCAAGTTGACAACAGTAACTAGTCCAGTTGCATCAATTGTATTTGCGTTTAGAATCCAACGATTTGTTGTATTACCGAGTGCAGTTCCGGATGCATTTGATGTTGGAAATACTCCAGTTGTCGTAGTTAAACTACTAGCATTTATTACATTGAGCTGAGCATTTGCATTACCGCCAATATTAACATTAGTTATAGTAACATTTGACGTTGCGCTTGAAATTTTTAATGCTGTAGAATTAGAAACTGCATTGACTGTAGAGTTTCCAAATGTTAGATTGACAGTTGTTAGTTTAACTGAATCCGTTTCATCCGATATCGTTAATTGCGATGAGTTTGTAATTGCATTGATAGTAGAGTTACCAAGCTTCAAAGAGTTTGGTGTTAAATTTGCTTGAATGGTTGGGTTTTCAATTTTAAGATATGTTGAATACAGAACTGAATTGACCGTCGAATTACCAGAAATAAATGATGATGAGTTGACAGTTGAGTTAACCGTAGAATTGCCAACTGACATCTTTTGATCGGTAATATAAACATTTGAAGAAATTGTTAATACTGCGGTACTGTCTATATTACCGCCCCGAAGATTTTCAGAAACGTGGATGTTATTGGCTTCGAACGAACCAATTAACGATAAGTTACCAGAAGTAGGATCTGATTCGACTGTAACAACATTGACACGAAAGGCTTCAGCCATTTCGTTTGTTCGATTCAGCCAATATTGAAACGTTGCGGTATTTGAAGTGTTGGCTATGTTTACAGTCATAATTACCCGTTTTTATTGGTTGTTCTTGTTGGTTTATTTATCTTAAAAATAATCTGGTCTTTTATTATCTATTTTATCGCAATCTTTTGGCAACCAGTATTTTTCTTTACTATAATTAACATTGAAGTCGTCCACTACAAATATACTTGTTAGATCAACTTTATGTTGTTTATACTCAATTGATTCCATCAATTGATTGAATTTGACTATTGAATAACAATTCTTTGCTGGTTTTATATTCAATTCATATAAACAAACATCAATGCAACTGCCAATAGATTTTCCTGAATTAATAATATCATCAACGATTACTACTGGAGCATCTGTTGGTTTACCATCAATTAAATTAAACAATCCATACGACTTTCTTTCTTTACGAATAGAAAATGAATTAATATTAATATTAAACCTCGCTGCATACGCCTGCATCGCAATCATTATTGGAATAGAAGAACTTTCCAATCCACACAATTGAATATGTGGATGTTCAAACCCAGTTTCAATCTTTTCAAATAGATCGTGTATGAATAATGCGCTAACATAAGTCATCATCTTAGCATCATGTGTCAATCTTCGAAGAAAAAATTGAAACGACATTTCAGCTTCATATGTTGTTGGCAATCTACCAGCCTCACAGCATTCACTATAATGCACACTTGGATTGCATCTGAATAAACAATTGTCATCGATGTGTTGATGTAACTGTTTAATCATATCATCTTTCAAATCATCATTAAGTTTTGGTATCACAATTGATCTCCTGAAATAATAAACAAAGCAGTTTTATCGTTCAAATACTTATCAGTGACAACCTCTTCTGATTGTTTGTTTACTACTGCAAAAATATATTCTAACTGTGGTATTTTACTATGTTTTAATACACGACTACAATGATAAAAACTATTAGTGGAATTGCATAAATCATCTACAATTAATACTGGTAATTGATTTGGAATACCTTCAATTATATTATTTGTACCGTAAGTTTTTCTCTTACGTTTTATTAAAAAACTATTCAGTTCAATTCCATAAAGATGTTTCAAAATAATTGGCAATCCAGTAATTAAAGGACAAGCTGACCATTCCCGTCCTGTTATTTGAAAATTAAAATGACCAATTCTATCGCTAACTATTCGATAAAATTCTCGAGCTACAGCATGTAAAAATTCTTGATCGTATAAACCGTTAGCAAGATAGTATTGGTGTTGATATCTCGCTCCCGGCAACTTTCCAAACATTATTCCATGCGAAGGTGTAATAATACATTTATTTACAATAATTTCTCTAATATATTTCACATCATTGTTCATTCAATTGATCTCACTGATTTGCTTTCTGCAACAATTGTGTTAGCAGAGATTTAATTTCATTAATTTCTTCTTTCAGATTGTCAATGTCTTGCAATCGCTTTTTTTGAAGCTTATATGCTTTCAACCCCTCAACGTCAGTGTTTATTACCACACCAGGATTAGACGCTGACCTAACGTATTTATCATTAGTTTGGCTCATATATTGGTCCTTTAAATCTGAAGACAAATTGCTCGAATGTCGTTCAACATTGGAACTTTCACTGGGTTAGAAGATAGTAACACTACCTTGAATGCAACTTGCTTGAACCCAATCATCCGAGAGTCAGCTGAGTTTTTATACTCAACGATTCCCTCGTTTCCAATTTGATCAAACACATAAGCAAGAGAAGCAGAGTTGGTCTGGGTTACACCATTGTCCACAAACAATGACGTGTTATTTGCAATTGAAGTAATCGTTCGGATTGCAAAGTAATCGTCTGATACAATCCGAATTCTATCGCCAACAGACACTTCCGTTGTAAATGAAGTACTTGTACCAGTAATTTCATTTGAGTTGTTTGATATTGAAATTGTTCCAGATAGTACGGTCAATGTATCTGACCCACTGTTGGCAAATGCACCTTGAGCAACTGAGTTCGTTGATGGAACAGAGAATTGATATTCAATGTAATCTCTTGTGTCCGAAGGAGATGAATATACCAATTCTCCTCCATTATCATATTGAAGCTCGGTCCAAACTTTGTCATCAAATGGTTCAGGATCTTGATTGTTCCAGAACTTCGCATATACTTTAATGTCTGTCTCTGATGGACGAAATGCTGTTAGATACACTTTTAGATCTTCAGCTTCTTGACCATCATCTAGAATCATTGTCTTTGAAACATACTTTGTTAACGCATTACCATATCTAGTATGTTCGTTTGTAGTGTCATTGTTTATCAGGTTTTCAATGAACAACATTGACTTTGCCGATAGATTGATTACTGGTGAAACAAACGTTGAATAGCTACGCATGTTTACTTTGAACTGTGAGCTCTTTGTATTGTCAAGAGACAGCACCTCGTTAGACTTTGACATGGCATGTCTTTCAACGTCATTGTATTCAAGTTCATTATTATTTTCAACAGATCGATAGAAACTGTCAAATGTATTTGATGTGCTTGTTCCTTTGAACTCATAATTTAATGTTGTTGAAGATGGTTGCAACGTTCCAAACTTTGGTACAACTGCATGATAAGTTAAGTTATCAACGGTTTCAATTGTTGCATGAGCAATCAACGTATTTGTTGACAACAAACTAGTATTCGTTGGATTGGATATCCGATAAATTGCAATTGTTGGGTTTGTTGTGTTTGAGAAGTAACTGGCTGGTGATGCAGTTGAAGAATCCAACCATATTTTGCCAGTTGCTTCGTTGACATATTGAACACGTCCATATACCATAGTTGAAAGTGTATTGGAAACAATGCTTTGAACATTTGCAGTGTCAGCTGATGAATTTACGGTATATACGACATCACCCACTGACACGCTAAGCGCAGTATTCACTTTCGTAAAACCATCGACAGTTAGATATTCGTCAGTCTCGTTGTTAAAGATTGCATAGCCACTATTAGCAGTAAACGCTGCTCTATACAACTTAAACTTAATATCTTCCAACTGGACATCGGTCCACGTCTTTCTATTACCAGAATAGAACAACGTACCAACCCATGGATTAGAGTACACTTGTTCACCAGTAGCAATATCCACGTTTCCTGTTTCAGAAACCCAAATTTGATATTCAGGAGAATATCCATCAGGCTGAATTACCATTGCATAATCGTTGTTTTTCAATAGGAAGATTGGATACTCCAATGTAAACACCGTTTCTGTTGTTGCATTGTCGGATACAGAAATGCTGGAAGAAGGCAAGTGACATTTACCAAGTACTCGACTGAAATCAGGGAAACCATTAACCATTTCACAAATGAACAACTGACAACCAAGCGTTGAATCTTTCTTTTTGAAATAAACACCCACTTTGGTTAGGAATATTCCTGAGACGTTTGCAGGCACATTGATTACCTCAAACGACTGGGCAATTGGTTTATTGTGAACTAACAATCCGTTAACAAAGTAACATTGATCGCCATCCAATCTGAAATTATACAGCGTTTGATCATCGCAATGATACTTTTGAATTGACAGAACTTCTGTTGTGCCATCAACTGATAGGATTCGATCACCAATCATCAACTTTGTTATGTTTAGTTCTGCCAAACCAGGTTTCAATCTGGTTGTTTCAGAGGGATCGATTGCTTTCCAACCTTGTTGTGTTAAAAATGGATGTTCTGCCGTGACGAATGCTTTTCCATCATTGATTGCGAACAATCCCCCATCAGGATATGCTGAGCGAAGCGAAGGTGTTGACACTTCTAATACTGTATTAATTCTGTCCTTTCCAACCAAACGATCGCCAACTTTCACCTGTTCAATCGCAATAGATTCCCCATTTGCCATTAGCACCATAGAACCTTTAACGAAACAACCGCCGCCACTATCACCATCGCCACCACCTCCCCATGGTTCTGGGTTTGGTGTGTTATCAATTATAACAGTTCTGGTATTTGAAGTGACAGAACTTCTAGTATTTGTAATGCTATTTCTGAATAGAATTGGCTGTCTTACGTTTAGTGTAGTAGATTGTTTGGTTACTGATACTGCATCAGCAGTATACCTTGCTCTACCAGTCGTCATAAATGCATCAGCGCCAAGTTCTAACGAATCGACGTCTGTTAATAAGAATACACGATCGCCAGTACGGAATGTTTCTGCAGGTATTCTAAACACCCCACAAATAAACCCATTTGCATCTGATACTAGTGGATCTCCAAAGTTGCCGTTTTGTGTGACGAATCTATCTTCAAATCCTTCAGCAACAGAAGTTACTCCTGATAACACGCCAGGTGCGCAATATTGATCTATTGATACATCGTCAAAAAATGCATGTAGAGTTGTATTTGGTTTCATGTTTCGAGCAACAAATGAGACCAGTCTGGATCTCATGTAAGGCTGAATAGAAATGTCTTTGACTGTTGTTCCAAAATCTAATTGTTCAGTAAATGTATTAACACCCAGATTTGTAACAATTTGATTTTGCGTTTCAGTTGTTGTTCGTGTTGTATTTGTTGTGGTTATAAAGCCAGATGTTGATGAAGAAACGGATGTGTTTGTAACTACAGAAACCGTTCGCCAATCACCATATAAAGAACCAAAAGGAGAATTGACAAACTGCTCCCAAGGAGCAGCAATGTCCAACGACAATGAAATGTTTGCTGGGGGTTCCTCATCGCGGTAAAAATCACTGGAAGGATAAAGATCGATGAATCCATTCCACTTCCAAAGAGATTGTGTTGTGTTTCTATATTTTGTAGCAAATCTTTGAGATTGGCTGTTGACATGGGTATATGGCAATGTCACGATTGGTCCGGTAACTTGAGTATTAGACGACAAAGCCCCAGTGTATTGGAAGTCGACGTCGTGTTTATCAAAGTATGGACGAGCAACAGTTTCTTTTGGATCGATCGCAATTTTGTATTCAAAATCAGCAACGTTACCAATGTTGTGAGAATTAAATGGATCTGCGAAGATACCGTTTTTAAATCTGTTCAATCCAGATGCGTCTGGAATTGTCAGATCTCTCGCTTGTTGCTCAATTGTATTCAGCACAGTGTAATATTCAACGCGTTTGATCCGTTCATCCAACGCACCAATGTCTTTCATTGTATAACGACGATTTTGTTTTGGCAATACCTTGACTGGTTGTACTCCAGTATACTGATCGGCTTCTCTCTTTGAAGCGGATGGATACGCTGGTATAAACACTTCACATACAATCGATTGATCGTTTTCAGATGATGGTGTTTTTGGAGTATTTGAAGGCACTCCTCTAATCACATTGAATGTACCAAAAGGATCGATCGTAATTAAATCGATTCTTGGCATGTAATATTCAAAATCTGCCACAAAGTTTGAATCTGGAATAATTGTATATTGACCAGATGGAGAAACAGACACATCAAACATAGTGTTTGTTGCAGGATTAAGTGTGGCATCACCAATCGACGTTGCTTGAACGTTGGCTGTGTTATATTTCCTTGGACGGAAATCAATGAAGTTTCTTAGTTCGTTTCCTTTGTACTTTGGCAATTCAATTGTTTGAATTGCATTTGTATTTGAAGTATTGTTGTCATCGATTGGATAGGATTCAACACTGAAGAATCCAACTGACGCTGTTGTGTTAGCAGTGAAAGCATCCAATTCAACAAGAATTGTTGTTGATGATGTTATCTTAGACTTGTATTCTGGTTTAACAACCAACTTTGCATGATCATACATATCGTCTTTCTGGCCATCGTCAAAAGTGAACCATGACAAGCGATCTGCGTTAGTTGTCGAATATGTGCCTGTTCCAACGTAGACGTGTCTGATCTTGTGAACATCACATAGTCCGAGATTCCATGGACCAGTTTGATCGGAAGCACATGAGATTTTAACATACACTGATTTGTTGATAACTTTGGGTATAGAAAGTGCAAGGTTTCTGTTGACAGGATACGAACAGTAAACGCTTTGAGTACCAGATGCTATTGTTAAATCAGTATTTGCAGTAAATGCTGTGTTAGAATTAATATTAACTGCAGTTAATGGTAGTACAGAACCACCGACAAAGTATCGAGCATGTGTTGTATCAGTATTGGAATAAGCAGGTAGCGCATCTACGGTTAACGACTCATTGTTGGCAATTGATTCGACGCGACGAACGAATGCCGTTGTTGTATTCGCATACAAATAAATCAAAGAACCAACTTGATAACTGGTAAGGAACGATGTCCCTGTACCCGAAACTGTTACGGAAGTTGTTGAAAATGATACGTTACCTGTTAAATTAGATGAATAGGCATTTTGAGATAGGTAAATGTTATATGGTTCAGCAGAACTTCCTGTCAGCGTTGTTCCCGAAGCTGAATTTAGTTTTTCTGTTGAAGTACCGGGGCCAGCTGTATCCAATGATACAGAAACTGTACCATCAACCGCCAGAGTTGCTGTTTTGATTTGGTTATATACGTAATACGTATCGCCAATCCCAGTGTTATTGGTTAGTGACTTTACGGACAATAAGCCAGTGTTCAACAATAAGTTATTCTTTGACGATTCTTTAAGAACACATACGCCATTTTCTAAAACAACATCGCATTTAAAGTTACCAGCTGTACCCGATGTTCCATATAAACTTTTTACTTGAGAGAACGAATATCCAGCATTCATTCGAATGTTGAATAAGTATACTAAGTACTTTGCCGTAGTAGTGCCTTTCGTGCCCTGTTCAAAAACTACAGCACGAACGTTTGCTTTACCCATTACAGATCCTGACGGCGATGCTGAAACTGATTCATATTCAGAAATTGATCTTTGAGCAGTGTCATAAAGAGAAACTTCTGTCATGTTTTCTAAATCAGCAGCTCCAAGAAATTCATTACAAATCACATAGTTGCCATAATTTGCTGTCAGAGTTTGGTTTTGGACAAAGTTTGTATCTATTGCTCTTGGAGCAACAACGCTAGTGGTTCCAATCTTTTCAACTCTTGAACCTCTAACATAAGCAATTCCTGGGGAGATTTGATATGTTAAGTATTGGGAATTTGCTGCATATGGTAATGTGTCAACAATAAATGGATAAACGAAATAATCACCAGACTCTTCGTAAGTACGCAAAGCAAATTGTTTATTCAATTCATTGTATTGAGCACCATCTCGCTGTTCCGTTGGCTCATTGCCATCAAACTCTACCAGGGCAAAGAAGTTTTTATTGTTTGCTGCATCAGCTCTTGTTTTTGAGACTAATGTTGGTATTAGTTTTAGTCGGTGAGCGCCTGGTGCATTTTCGTTGTCGTATCCCAGTGCATTGTCGTTCAATGTGTTGTCGTTATTTTCAGTATAAATTTCTTCAATTGTATCAAAACCAACCACGTAACCATCAACTTGATTTGAATAGTCACGAATTGTAATTGTATGAGGTTCTACCTGAACAAAGAACCCTTTTTGGAACACAATGCCTTCAGATACACCAATACAATAAGCATATCCATCAGAAGAAAACGTTGAATTTGAATCCAATGTCTGAATAGAATCAAACAAGTTTGCAGAATCTAAGGTAGAAAACTTATTTTGTTCTTGTGTGTAGATGTATAGTGTATCGCCAGGTCTAAATCGTGGGACGTCGTTTCCATCAGGATCTGTGCCTGTAGAAATATAATCCAAATAGATTCGATTTGTGTTTGGTGGATCATTTTTAGACCCAGTTTTAGCAATTTTGATCACAGCTCTTGTTGCTGCATCAGAATCTTCTGAGTTTGTTACTAGGTATTGGAACTCTGTATTGGTAGTCAGATCAGTGGGAAACAATTCAATGTTTGTATTGAATCGGTCGTCTAATGAAATAAAATGAACATTAGGATAATATACAAGACCGCAACCTTGAACGATTGACCCATCTTTGAAGATATGATTGCCAAATTTTTCAATTTGGTCTTGCAAAGTCGTTTGAAGCTGCGTTAGCTCACGAGCCTGAACTGCAACTGATGGACGAAACAGAATTCGATGGTAACGGTTGTTCGCATCAAAATCATCAAAATAAGGAGGAACGTTAAAGTCTTTTTCGGTCGCCATTTATTATACCCGTAAAGTTGATTATTTGATTACTATTATTTATGCTTGCAATTTTCAAAATGATATCTGCTCATTGGACTCTGATTTCCAACCTTTTCACAATGAGGGCATTTAACTATCTTTCTTTTTCTAGGAACTTTCATATTTAATCTGGCTTGTTCTGAAAATCTCTTTCCAAACATAGGATGCGATGTTCCCGTTCTATATCCATCTGGTCTTTTTTTTCCCTTATTTCCTTTAGATATTTTGCGTTTGGTATGTTCAGATCTAGGAATTCCAATTTTTGATTCACTTATTTTTTGTTTAGTATCTTCAGAATGTTTTTTTCCTGTATTTTTTTCTCGGATTTTTTGTTTAGTATCTTCAGAATGTTTTTTTCCTGTATTTAATTTTCTAAGTTTTTCTTTATTTTCATCGTCCCAAGAATTTTTGATCTTATTAACAACTTTTAATTTTATTATTTCATCAGTAGCCCAATGAGAAAAATGATGTTTGCGAAGATTATAATATCTTTTTCCTAATTGATTTTCGTCAATTAATGAAATCCACTTATGTTCGCGTTCTAAAAGATCTTGGCGAGACGAATAAACTCTTTCTAATATTCTTCTTTTAAAATCTTCAGGACGACGTTTATATCCTTGTCTCATCCATTTAGAAGAACAAATATAACCATCATCTTCTGAACCCCATCTACATCCAATATAAAATCTTTTATGTTTTCTATCATACCAAATATATACAAATCCATATTTTTCTTGCATTTATCAGTCTCCTTTATTTTATAGAGACTATTTATAAAAAGTATTCCACCTATACCCTAATGATTATCTTGAATGTTTCTGATTGATCGTCCGATCTTTCAATGTCGTTTACGTTCTCAACATAAATTGGACGGAAGTCTTTAGCGTAAATATCGCCACGGTGTGTTATATTTATATAAGTATTAACAGTACCACCTTCTTCAACTATTACCTCATTGTTAACAAAATGCTTATCTCCAACCAGATAAATCTGAGAAGTATTACAAAATACGACTTTACCTTTAGCTCCACTCGTCTCACCGACAACAAAACTATCCTTATCTAAAGGAGTAACGAGATCAGGATTCAAATCAGCTTTGAATATTTGGTCAAACGTGTTACTGCTGAATTGAATAGTTCCCTTTTCACCTACACCATAAAGTTCATATGGATCCTTTATGATTCCAATTTTGTTGAATGATAAGTTTGCAGTAACAGAAGAGTTGCCAATTTTGGTTACGATCGTGTTACTTTCTGTTTCAACGAAAGAAGATGTAATGCACATTCCAACTGCTTGTAATTCAGAAGCAGGATTACTGCCGTGTCCTCCTGGAGGGGCAACTACACATCTTAACGTTGCTCCATTACCATAAGCACCATTTGCTGATATAGTTGCACTTGCTCTAGTTATTCCATATCCAGATTCTATTAATACAACATTAGCAATGGTATTTGATATAGAATTTACGACACAATATGCCAGTGGCGATTCGTTGCCATCTGTATCAAAATCAACTGCCGGGGAAATTTTGTATTGAGTAGTTTCTTCAATGATATAATCTTGGTTGATTTCTCCGTCAACGTAACACCACTTGCCACTAGAGTTGGAAACATAACTAGTAATCTTTCTCAACTGAGCTGTCGCAGAGCCGTTGTTATACAGGTATATCGCGCTATTGGTGTAAAAATCATTGTCTCCACTTGCTGTATTTGAAATTTGTATTAACGTTGTATTAACAGCACTGAGAACCGTCCCGTCATGGTAAGTTCTGTAATCCGAACCAGTGTTGCTAATTACAACTTTGTCTATTCCTGAGTGATTATATGCTGCTGCAGTTAAAGAGTTGTTTGGATAAACAGGTAGATAATCATCAGTTGCAAACTTTGCAAAATTTGAACTTGACACTGAGTAAATATATCTCCATGTATATCCATCAGACAGAGTAAAAGAATAAGTCTCTCTTAAATCAGGAACTTGAGTTGAAATGGTCCCATTTGCATTATCAACACACTTGTAAATGTGGTAATAACCGCCAGGAGCTGATGGGGGAACAGAAACGTAAAATGAACTGTTTCCAGTGTTAGCAAATGACTGTTGATCGTCGTAGGCCAAGTATACTGTGTTCGTTTGCCAATCATAACGTTTGATGATAGCAGAGACGTCGGTGTTGGCAATTTTCTTACCAAATAGTAGATTCCATCCATTTTCATAAGCAGTTGCGTAGTCGGTCACTTCTGTGTTTGGGGCCAATCCTGCATATGCTGTTGGGTTTGAAGCAAATGCATAGTAAATAGAAGTGTTACCAGCAATTGATTGAATTAAATCTTCAACAACCGCTTGTTTATATCTTGGTAGAAGTTCTCCACTCATTGGTTATACTCCAATAGCAGTGTAGTAGACATTGATCGATGTTGCATTTGATGTTTTTACATTTGCTGTAGTTGTGTTTGATCCAACGACCATTGTAAAATACGAATTGTCAAACGTTGAGCTAGACGGCGTTACTGTTATAGAATATACCGTGTCGAATGCAGTTGAAAATGTTATCACACTGTTCGAACTATTGGCTGATACTTTACCCCACTGGTACAACAGACCGTTTGGCAATCTACTATAGCCATTAGCAGCAACGCTTCGAGTTCCAAGATAAAGTGTATTTGAGGCAACATTCACTACTGACCCAGTTATTGATGTTGAGTTTATTTGATTTGTACCAATTGTCAATAATCCTGGCTGAAGGTTTGCTACAGCTCCACTTGAAGTGTTGGATATTTGAATCATTGATGAATTAACGGTAGCATTACCAACAGAACCATAAATCTTTATCGAAACACTGTTAATTTGATTGTTAATAGTAGTGTTTCCAAATCTTAACGAGGCTGAACTTATTGTCGAGTTGACTGTTGAATTTCCAATAGTTATACTTGGTGGTGCAATGGTAATTGTGTTACCATTCTTAAATTCAATTAGCGATGAATTAACAACGGCGTTGACCGAAGAATTTCCAATCAAAATATTATTTGCTATCGCAACGTTGTTGGAAGAGAATGTACCAAATGCACTGTATAGCTCATCAAAGTTCTCATTAACTTTCTTGAACGCATTATAAATGGAATCTCCTTGACCATCATTTGGAGCTCCACCTCTATACACTAATTGTTTTGCCATTGAGATACCTTCTTTAGTGAGTTTTAGCTATTTATTCAGGTTGAAATTCAAAACTACCAGCCGACGTTGAAAATCCTTCCACATCAGTGTATGAAGTTGGTTCAGTTGATTTTTCTAATTGAGCACCATAAACGAAAAACATTTGAGAGGCATTTGCTGTAACCACTGCTAGTCTGCCAACATCAACGTCGTTATTTGCAAAGGAAATTATTAATTGAGCATCGTCTGTGTTTGCAATAGCCACACCAGAAATTGAACAACGATACCAGCCATCAATCACGCTCTCGATTGAAGTGTTGGTATTATTTGATCCAGTATTACCAATTGCATTAGCAGAAATGTCGAAATTGGCCCAAACATCGGTTCCAAAGGCATTGCTACCTGCGGCAAGCTGAATTACAGTTTCAGTGTTTGCTTTTAAATATACAGATAACGTGTATGTATTGCCTTCAAAAACAGGAATGCTAACAGGGATAGATTCGATGTAATGTTGATTTGCTGAATCTGTTGCATATATTGAATCAGCAATCTCTAAATCATTTGGGGCAAACGCAGTGTTGTTAACTACTGTAACTTGATTGGTTTGCCATGCTGTTTGATTACCAAATTGCGAAGTGTACACTAAGTAGTTTTTACCTTTTGTTGTTTTAATATATGAAGTTGCTTGAGTATTGGCTTCTAATTGTGCGCCCCAAATGAATATCCCGTCGTTTCCAATTCCATCATATTGTTCCACTCCATCAGATTCAGCAATCTGAAATCCTGGACGATTGTCACTTGAAGTAGAATTGGCAGTTGCAGTAATCCAACAACGGTACCAACCATCGTATAATTCAATAATATCAGCATTTGCGTTTTGAGTATTGCCTACTACACCATTTGCCAAGTCAAAAAATGCAATTGGTCGATCTGTAAATGATTGAGTGTTGTCTGAATGAAGATCGATTGATATCCAATTTCGTTCGGATTGCTTAGCGTAAACACTATATGTATAAGTTGTGTTAGCAGTAAAAGAAATATTAGACGTCGGTTCAAGTCGATGTATTGAATTTGACGTGTTATCTTCCGTAAACTTGTCTGCAGTAAATCTGCTATCTGGCGCAGTAATTGCGTCGCCAAACGCTTGACTGTTTGTATTAATCCAAAGAGAAAAATCAAAATCTTCAGAATCTAATACCAGATTTGTTCGATTGTCTGGGATATACTTTACTCCATAAACTACTCCCGGATATGATATACGATCAGATAATGGATTGTTTATGGTTTTAGTATATGGTAGAAGGTCACTTCCTCTTTCTAATTGGGCTCCCCAAACGTTAATGGCAACACCATTGCTCTCAAATTCTACTTGTCCATCGTCTTGAGCAATGCAAACATACCAATTTGATGGAGAAACTACTGGAGTTACTTGCATCGAACACCTATACAGCCCACCATTGATTTCAGTTATCTGTAAGTCGGTTGGTGCTCTTGTTCCATATGAAGATCCAACAACGCCATTTGCCAAGTCAAAATAAGCAACTGCTGTATTTGGATTGTTCCAGACAAGAGCCAACCAATTGCCTGTATTTGCAGAAGCATGAACGGAAAATTGATATGCACTTGAACGACTTAGCTGAGATACGTTTGCGTATACTCCGTGAATGCCATTTGAACTATCAGAAATTATTTGATCGACCGTATTAGCGCCGTCTCTGTCTTCTACAACGTTCGCTTCAATGGTACAATTGATAGCAGTCCAATATGCATTGTCGACTTCTTCTGAATGCGCAAACAAATTTTCTTCGAGTTTGATGTCTGATTGAGCCATGTCAATCGTAAAGAAGTCGTTGTCCGCGGTTAGAATTGCTGAATCTGCAGTATCAAAATCAACTGCCGATTGAACATAAGTATTCAAATCAGCATTTGAAGGACCATCATTATAATGAATAGAAGTGATTTCAGACTTCAAGAAGAATTGCCCAAACAATTCAGCTCCAGCGGTGTGGAACGTGTTATAAAGAATATCTTTATACTTATTTAATGACAGGGCAGCGTTAATTTGATACGAGAAGTCTTGGAAATAATAACTGTCTTGAATATACTTGTCAGAATTTAAGAAGCTATCATTGGTTGCCCAGTAGCCAGGCTTACGCCCAATTCCTTTTTTAACCACCCGTCCGGTAATTTCATATAAATCATTATATTCTGTCACAGAAGTTTGGAGCTTGGCCCCAGTACCATTTTTGGTTCGAACAAAGATCTCTGGCGCTGCTGTATAACCAGCTCCATTATACGTCATTGATATTTCTTCGATTGTTCCAAACGCATCTGTAATAACAGTAGCGGTTGCTTCTTTTTGGGGCAATCCTCCTCGGAAAACTAGCTGCTCACCATTTGCATAACCAGCCCCTCCATTCAATACTTCAGGTGTAGTCAATCCCCCATAAAGATAAAGATATACGAATTCACCGTCAACATATCCACGACCGGAGTTTATTGCTGCCGTGTTAGAAATAACGTTATTACCAAAAGAAGGCGCACCAATAATACTTGCGTTTCGACCGCTAACAGACCCGTCAGGTCTTGCTAGCCTTGGATCTTTATAATCAAAATTCGCTGGATATATTTCTGGCGCTACTTTGTAAACTGAATTTGAAGTAGAATTGGATAAAGGTTTGCCATACAATGTTATAAAGGTGTTGTTGGCAACCGTTTCGATCACATGAAATTCTTCTGTACTGTTATTTGCAGCATCTGATAGGATTGCAATAGTATCATTATTTGCCAGATACAAATTGAATTCTGTTCCAGTAAAGTAATGTCCAGTTTCACTTATTGAACTAGCAGTGATGTCTACGTTAGAACCCCCATATGTTTCACTCAACGCTATGTGAGTAGAGTTTGCAAAACTGATATAATACTTTGTATTTGCAGTCAAGCCTGTTAAAGCAGTGTTGCCTGCAGCAACGTTGTAGTATACGAAATCGTTCACGGCAAAATCGCTAGCATTTTCAATTGCAATGGTTTCTGTTGTTCCATCTACATCCGTATTTGCATTAAATGAATATTCTGTTGCAGTTATTTCTGTGCACGCCGAATTGAATTGAACTTTGCCAGGCATTGCACCGGATGTAATTGACGATCTAACAAAAATACTTAAAGGTTCAGTATAGAAGCTACCTGTTCGAATTTGTGCAAGAGAGGAGATCGAACCAAAACGTCTAGTCTGATAGGTTAGTACGTCTCCAATCACTGAGAATCTATCTGCTGTTGGTTCTCTTTCCAAATCATATTGAGCAGAATCGATAGGCTTAAACAATAAATTGGTAATAACGTCGGTGTTGTATGTTACGATTTCTGTATTGAAATATGAACCGAGGTTGAACGTTGCACCAGACCCTGTCGTGTCTGTTGCTCCATTGTAAATAATCTTCTTTGAATCTAGAGTGTATCCAGACCCTCCAGACAGAATTTCAAATAAAATACGGCCACGACCGCCAAACGTTTCTGTTACTTTAACAACACCGTCGACGCCTTGAGATATTGTGTCACCAGTGTATAAATTCTTTTGAGCAATCTTGATTAAATCGCCAGGCTTGAATTGTCTACCCCCATTAATAATTTCAATTCGATCTAACGAGCCAATTACACTTGGGGCTCCGTTCAAAATCGTTGGTAGATTTAATGAGAATAAATCATTGTACAAAACAAGCTTTTCACCTATTTCAAAATCGCCATCAATTGGAGCAATATTGGAAATGAACAATGTATTGACTCGATTGCCATTTAATGGTTCTCTGGTATAATTTTCAACGACCGCTGATACTTTTGAAGACGTACCAATAATTGTTTTGCCAACAAAGTTTTTTGCTGCTTCCGTTTCTGTTATTTCAACATAACGAATTTCTTTCCACTTTCCGTCAGAGGCCCGAAGGATATCTCTGCCGGGCAAATACACTTCGCAGTCTTCATTGTAAATTAGACGAAACAATAGTTTATAACATTGTATAGAGCCTTTTGATCGATAGACATCTAATACATGCTTTAACAACAAACGTTTGTTAGCAATTACGTCAAAAGGGATCCCATACAAGTACTTCTTTTGGAAATGACTAAGAAACAAGTCTAAAGTGTCATCGATGTCTCGTAATGATAAGAAGTTTCGAGCAAAATATAAAGGATTGTCAGTGTCTTCCAACCATTCATAATACGCTTTAACGAACTGAATGAATACAGGACCTTCGTCACGATAGAACGCTGGAAATTGATGCTCGATTAGCGGTGATATCTTCTTTTCGATTCCAACGTCCATTATTGCAAGATTCCTATTACGTTAACGGTAATATCCTCAGCATCTATTTTTATAATAGAAGACTTGTTAATTACTATATCTTTTATTCTCGTTGAAGCATATAATGACAAGTGATTTCCGTATGTAGACACTAACAGTTTTGACAACTTAACCGTGCCCGTTTGATGGTCAACGGTTCCAATTGAAGAATTGATTGTCACTACTTGATTGTTAATCGTGGTCCGAACGATCATCGTGCCGAACCCATCGTCTTGTAAGAATGAGTAAGGATAATAAACATTTTGATCATCAATGTACGTAAACAAACTAGAAATAACGACTGGTGTAGTTAGAGCAGTAGTTCCCCGAGGAGGATGCAGTTGATTGCCAAAATTTATTTCTGTTGTGTAATATCGATTGACTGTTGGATAAAGTTTCTTTATCATTCGAATTTCAGTGTCATTACTAACAATTGCTTCATCCGCATCATCGATGTCTTTAACGAACTTCGAATATCTAAAATCTCTATCAAAACGATCGAGATTAGTTGAACTATAATCTAAAATCTGATTGAACACAATGTCTTTTATTAGCGTTGCCGTCTTTGTTGTTAAAATTGGATCGTATTGAACTGTCGTCACTACCTCGCAATGGAAGGTGTTTGGATCGACTATTACAACTCTTGTTGGAAGGGATACATAATCGAGTAAGTAATTGCTGATTTGATCTTTGACGTAAGTTGGTACAGCATCGCCGGTTACTGGTTTCAACGCAATAACGACGCGTCCATACAATTTAGGTTCGAGCGTTTCTCCTCCATAAATCGTAACGTCATTGACTGATCCGCTATACTTCGACAAAATTAAAGAAGCATAATCGTCAGTCGAAACCGCTCGTTGCTGAGTTGCAAAGTATCTTGGGGCATATTGTCTGACTAAGTCAATTTGTTGACTTTCAGCCCCCCCTCCAGACGCTTCAACTGTTTCTACAGTATAAGTTAACATCTCACCAGCTGCCGTTGGATCAAAGTCCATCGAAAACGTCTTCGCACCATTTGCTGGTGATCCAGAAGATAAACGATAGTCAATTACAATTTGAGAACCAACCTTGGGAAGAGTTCCAAGAACTCCGTCACCAAATAAGATTTCGTAATAACCACTGCCAGTGGATTGAATGAAATATACTTTTGATGTCGATTTCAAACCAAGCAATGTCTGCGTTTGTTTGTAAATGTCTGGTAATACACTACCATCTTGATAAACAGCAACAGTAATACTATCAACATCAACATTCTTATTAGTAATTTTGAATCTCTGAACATCATCAGATTCCATCATTACATAAGTGTCTTTGATGTAATACCCTTCGTAGATGTCAGACGTAAACGTGAAAACATAACCAGTATTTGCAGCATTTCTCGTTGAAGAAGATACAGTTAACGTTTCTGGTATAGTAAACGTATATGCATTGGACTTAACTACAGTTGATAACAAAGAACCTTTTTCGATCACATAAGGTTGAGTATCTCCAGTTGCCTCAAATGTCACTGTTACTTTTGCTTTTGCTGAACGGTATGAAGCTGGTAAGTAATTTAATTCTTTCGCATGAGAAACAACAGAACTTGTCAATTGAGCAGAATCGAGAAATGCTTCCGACATCAGCATATTAATATAGAATGCATTTTTATGCGTATTATATGATAATAGGTCTAGCAATACGTTGAGATTGGACCCTTCAAAGTCATAATCCTTGAAGACTTTATTGCCTTTTAGGTATGTTTTTAGGTTTGTTTTTAGAGTATCGAAATCCAGATCGACATATGAAACGGAAGTATTGGCCATCGGTTATCTGACTCTCTTGACATTAATTGTTAAATCGAACGTTTGATCTGGTATATTTATAATTGAAAAAACAAACGTGATGTTATATGCATTACGATCTAAATCTTCGTTTAGTCTGATTGCATGAACTCTCGCTCTTGGTTCATATGCTTGAAGCACTTCTGACGCTTGCATTTTGATTAGTTCAAGGTTTGTAGGATCAAAGTTGTCGAACAACGAATTGCGAATCTTTGATCCTTTTGATGTGTTGTAGAATCTCTCACCAATTGAAGTCAGCATTAGATTCTTCACTGATTGTTTAACACTTTCTTCGTTAGTCAACCGAGCCAAGAATCCTGTTACTGGATTCAAGTCAAAGCTATTTAAAAAGTCTGAATAGATTTCAGTTTTCTTTTGTTCTAGTGAATATTTGTCGGCTCTTGACATTTGTAATCCTTAGTATGCGTTTACTGTTGAACTGAATCCTAATGGAGCAGTTAATGCTGGAGGATGTAACAAATCATCAATTGTTGCTGTATCTCCAATTGCAACAATCACCAACTTATCTTCAACGTATACACTATCGCCAACAACTGGAATTAGAAAGCCGGCTTCATGACTATTCTTATCGCCGGCTACTGCCCATAATTTATCTTCAACGAAAACTGTTGATTGTCTAGTTACAACTGTGACTGCTCCACAAAACCTTGAATCTCCGTCTCTATGCGCTCCAGGCATCTTATGTTCCTAAGTTATTGGCTCTTACGCCAGCAATAGCTTGACCTGCAGTACGGGAACCACCAGAGTTATGGACGATCTTTGATCCTTTATCAGACATTGCCCCAGCAGATGCTCTTTCCATCGAACCGTTAGTCGCTAATAACATATTACCATCAGACGTTAGAGAAGAGGTTCCTTTAACGTCCATTGCAAGGTTTCCTTCAACATTAACATTCATGTTACCAGTTGCCCCAATATAAATGTTCTTTGCCTGAATGCCAAGACTTTCGGCAAAGTTCATCGAACCCCCTCCAGCAACTGATATTTGAGCATCACCGGTAACTTCAATCTTCAATCCGCCCCCAACTTGTAAAGTACCATGTCCATCCATTTTAATATCAATGTTATGATCAGATGACATTGATATGCTGCCTTTAACGTACTGATTCAAAGACGATGCAACCATCATCCGCATTGAACCGTCTGGAGTAAATTCAACGTGCGATCCACCTTTGTGGGATATCACTATCGTTTCTTTGCCACGTTCATCTCCAATATAAACAATATGACCGGATGGCGTTTCAAATACTCCAGACAATGGTGACTTTGATACCTCAGTTGCATTGTCAGAATATCGCTTTGTATTAATTGGGGTTGGAGGTATCGCCATATTATGTTCCCACTAAAGAATTGACATTGAAGTTTTGCAAAAAAGCAAGATTGAACTTATTTATTGCAACGATCGCTCTACATGCATCCAAAAACTGCTCTGATACTGCTAATTCCAATGCCAATAGATATAACGCTTTCCACAGCTTATATTCGGGCGTGGGCTTTTCATTAGAATCTAATGGTTCTAATTTGGTTACCTCTCTATACAACGCTTTGAGAAACTCTTCGTAGGGGTCTTTTGCATCAGCATCATTTTGTTTCTTCGTTGCTGCTTGGAATGCAGATGCTGCTGATAATGCAGCTGAAATGTTTTGTTGTCCCCCAACAGATAAGTTTGCAAGAATGTTTTGACCAGACGTTGCAGTTTTTAAAAGGTTAGTTGCCATATCAAACGATTTAGCAAACTGCTCAGGAGCCCCTACTTGTTGAGCAAATTTAACAGCGTTTTTCAAATCACCAATGAAAGGAAATCCTCCCATACTTGTTAATTGGTTCATTGCTTTCATTGCTTGAGCCAATTGATACTGAGAACTTCTTTGGGTACGAGATGCTACTTGCTTTGGATTGCCTTCTTGTTGTTGAACTGATGGTCCAGCTGTTAAAATCTTTTTAATTTCGCTAAGACCTGGCGGATTTATTATTACGTCAGATGGAGGTCGAAGTGCCATAGAGTTAACCTATTTTTGTTGGAGTATGCTCTTCTTTTGAAGAAGCTGTTTGCGTTCGACCGCTGGTGTTATGCCACACTCTTTGTTTGTCAGAACCAGCTTTGTTTGTATCAGCTTTTTGTTCATTAACTTCATAATTTGATCGAACGCCAACGATTCTTGGATTTTGTTGATTGTCATAATTCAAATCAACAATCATACCTGGAGTCATTCCATACGTTGCTGGAGAAAAACCAATTCCACGGGAAGCTCCACCAACAGTCGATACAGGAATCCATTGCATCTGGGTTTCATCTAACTTACCCTCAGCTCCAAGAGGACAAACCAACGCCAATTGTTGGGCCTTGTTATTAGTGCCCTCTTTGGCTCTTGTATCAATAATAACAGCAGTGTCCGGTAGTGCTGTACGTCTCTCATCACCATGTTCGAAGTAATTTCTTGAACTCATATTCCCTCCTTACCAATGAACACAATACATATCAGTTATACCATTAACAACTAAAGGCTCTCTTTTTACACCTTCAGTGAACTTAATCTCATGAATTAATCTGGGTACAAATAAAGTCTTTCTTACTTGTTTAGGTCTTCCATCTTCAACGATTGGATGTAACATGTTAATCCTTGAACCACAAGTAACATTCAATCCTGATTGCATTGGAACAGAAACCCAATATTTTTGTGTGTACCCTAACAACGTCAAAAACGCTTCTTGTGCAAGATTATATCCGCCCGGACCATGTTTTGCAGTTGATCTGGATTGCATCAAGTCATTGATTACTCTTGTGATATTCTCAGCACCAAAATTGCTCTTATTTGCTTCGCTTAACATCTGTTGAACACGAGCCTTGACGTTTGGTACTTTATTCATCCATGGTAAATTCAAGATCTTTTGAATGTTGCCAGGAATGTTTTGTGTTTGACCAGTCTTTGGATCGAAGAATTGTATTGCCTTACCAAACGAAGACATCATCGATGTTGAATCAGCATTAGATTCACCAGGAGGAGTTAATGGCTTAAAATGAATAACACCTTCATAACCAGCCAATACCTCATTCAAATCATTCCCAGCTCCAAGCTTCTGATAATAATAATTACCAGCAATTGGTCCTTGTTCTAATATCTGTTGAAGAGGCGCAATTACGAACCCGTTTGCTGATTTAAAATAAACAGGCGCACATGATGGATATTGAGCCCAAACACATCTATCAAGGATATCATGGATTGCTTTAACAGGTTTAACGTTTCTCGCCTGATGAGGTACCTCCGCACTACCAATCAATCCAGTTGAATGTATTGGATTGATTGGTCCACTGTCTTGTGATTGTACAAATTGATTATGTACCTGAACAGCAGCTGCTGTACCAGTCAAGTTAGAGAATCCTCGAATTACCGTATTATGTCTATCGTTATAGAATTCTTGACTGATCAATTGAATTTTATGCTCCATTCGAGCATCAGTGCCACCGCTTAAAGGGTGGGATTCATATGAATGAATTCTGAACCGATGACGATATACTTTTGTGGGTCCATTATCTGTTCTTGGGGATTCAAATTCTAGGTAAAC